TATCTGCGCCGCCGCACCTTCACGGTCGGTGGCCCTGAGTGGGGTGGGGTCACCCCCGCCGCCGCCGATACCATCAAGTGCTTCCCCTTCGGTATTGGTGATATCTCCGAACAGGTCTTCACCAACGTTGTGGTCGGCTTCGGTGCCGCTTGCAACTTCAGTGTCGGTGACTCCGGTGGTGCCACCCAGTATCTGAGTGCTGTTTCTGCCCAGACTGCTGGGAATACCCAGCTTGCTGCCGCTACCACCGCCAAGTGGTATTCCACCACTGCCGACTACCTCCTGATCACCATCGGAGCCACCGCCGCCACTGGAGTCCAGTTGGAAGTCGGCTGTGTGGTTGACTCCGTCATCCCCTACACCAACGAATAACTTTCTAGGAGCATTACCATGGCTGGCAATATCACCGGCAGTTCCTTCAACAACCTTACCTCCTTCAAGCCCCAGCTTTACCCCCTCCAGTTCATCCAGAAGTTCTATGCGGGGTCGATCACCAACTACATCTGCAATACCAACTGGGAAGGTGACATCCTCGGACCTGGCACCACGGTCAACCTCCGTCAGATCCCTGACGTTGCGGTTGCCGCAGCGACCAATGACGGTGATGTGAACTGGCAGTCCATCCAGGCTTCCTCCATCCAGCTTGTCATCAACTATGCGTTCAACGGCGCGTACTGGGTGACCGATGTGGATCGGGTCGCCATTGATGTGGACATGGAAGGTGCCCTGATCAATGAGATGATCAACAAGCTTCGGCTTGCCATCGAATCCACGATCCTGGGTTCCATCTACGCTTCGGCGGCGAACATCATCCCCATCGCTTCGATGAACTCCACCACCACTTGCTGGAATGGCGGCATCTCCGCTACCCAGCCGAACTCCAACGCTGTCGCCTACGTCAACATGGCAGCGCAGTACCTGGATGTCGGTGCCGGTAACGGCATTGACGTTGCGCCCTGGGAGGACCGATTCCTGGTCATCCACCCCAACATGCGCTTCGGTCTCGTCCAGTCCCCCGGCTACTACGCTCTGAACGCCGGGACCCCCAAGGGTGCGCTCTACGAGGGCTGGCTGGGCTACGCTTCCGGCTTCAACATCCTCCAGTCCCCCCTGGTCCCCGGTGCTGGCACCAACGCTTCGCCCTACCAGGCGATTGCTGGTCACCCCGAAGCTACCACCATGGCGACCAAGTTCACCAACGTCCAGGCTGACATCATCCTGCCCAACAAGTTCGGCATCGGCACCCGCTGCCAGAACTTCTTCGGCTTCGTGGTGACCAAGCCCTGGCTCCTGGTCAACCTCCAGACCGGCCTCGCCGGTTCGTAAGCGGCAACAATGGCGGGGGGTTTCGGCCCCCCGCTTACTTTCTTCTTCAACCTCAACCCACTCCCATGGAGACCTCCAATGCCTGTCGAACTCATCGAACTGATCCCCCCCGAAGTGAAACTGGAATCCCGCCAGTGCAAGGAGATCATCAACAAGATCAGTGGTTTCTCTTGGACCCGTGATCTGGACCCCCGTGCCCGTTGGGCCACCCTGTATTACGAAGCCAAGATGAACGAGAAGCAGTTCGACTGCATTATGGACGATAAGGAGCAGACCGTCATGGAGGTGGAGGGCGAAGAAGGCCCCGAAATCCGTGAGGTCTTCAACCAGATCGAACTGGAGGCGCAGTCGATGCGGAAACTCCAGGAAGTTGGTAGACTGTATGGTGTCAGGGGAGTGCGGAAGCGCGACCTGATCCTCCAGATCCTCCAGGCGCAGACCAAACTCGTTCTTAGGGCAAAGACAGAACAGGGGAAGTAAGCCATGAGCTTCACCACCAGGTCGCTTCTTGGACGAGTCTCTAAGTTCCGATCCGATCTACCGGACTCGGGAGTCACTGAGTACTTCCTCCAGGAAGCGGCTAGGCGTGTAATGCAGGACACGTTCCTTGGGCAGATCGTGCAGAGGACGTTCTTCCTCCCTAGGCGGGTGGACACGATCCTGTTCACGGCGAACATCCCCTGGTGGGATGTCACCAATGCCCAGCCGAACATGGCTTACGTCCCGAATACGAACACCTACTTGACGGGGACCAACTCGCTCGGGTTGGACCCCAACATGATGTTCCTCCCGGCCTGTGATGACTACAGCACGGCGACCTCTGGGCAGCTTGACCCTGTAGACATCCTCCGGTTCACGAACCTGAAGATCGCCAATGCCGCGATCTCTCCATCTCCGGGTACTGGAAATTTCAGAGGGTATTTCAAGGCCATTCCATCAACCACGGGGTGGACGATGGGAGATTTTATCATCCTGATGGTGGGGGGATCCATCACCCAGAGTTCCATTACCTCTTATTGGAACGGGGACGATGTTGCCTATTGGAATAATGCCACCTCCATGTGGACGTTCCTCCCGGCGAACCAGTTCATCAACCTCGCGCAGCAGAGCGCAGGTAACGCAGAACACTCCCCATCGGCTCCAGTGATCCTGCCCCCGCAGTCTAACCCATCGAACACCTATCCGGCCTTCTGGACGCAGCGCAGCGGCAGGATGGCCTATCTCCAGTCCGGTGCGAACCTGTACACAGGGTTCACCGGGATGCAGATCAAGCTCTACAATGCGTCCTCCTACGACACGGCTTTCCAGGTTCAGTATTCATGTATCCCGAATGGGGACATCGGGAACATGGAGTTGAACCTGCCCGATGAAGCCAGGGATGCCATCGTGGATCTCTGCTTGTCGGATATCCTGTCCCTGCCAGGCACGGGGCAGAACCTGATCTTGTCGGAGAACAAGCGGGTGACCTACGAACAGGTCAAATCCAAACTCGCTGCCCTTGGTGTCATGGGCATGGGTGGATCTACCACCTTCCACTCCCCGAACTTCGGCTCCAGGACGGGGCGGTCTTCGCCTTACTGGTTCTCCAACTCGTTCCCCGGATGGTGAGCCATGACCACTGTTTTAGTTACCCCCTATACCCTGCTGCAACTCCAGACGGACCTCTACGCTCTGTTGGGGGACTTCCAGCAGACTCGGTTCTCGGCAACGATGGTTACGGATGGCATCAACTTCGCCATCAAGACTATGGCGAGAAAGATGCGCTGCACCCGGGTAGAGGGTGTCATCCCAGTGATCGCAACCCCGACCGGGGAGAACTTTGGGATGGCAAGTCTGGTCTCCACGGTGACTCCGATCTACAACTTCACCGACTACCTGGAACTGATCAGGCTGGTCTGGGGTGGGGTTGGTTACACCTATGGGAACGGCCCCTACTATGAGATGACCCGCACCACCATTGAGTGGGAAGCGGAACGCAACCCTTACTGGAGACAGGCTGTCGGCCTCCCGCTGCGGTGGGGTTCCTGGGATGGGGCCTCCATCTTCGTCACCCCCTACAACCCCGTCCTGATGGGGACCAACGACAACTTCACCCTGTCGTATCTCCAGGCCCCCCAGTTGTTGGTCGCGGCATCAGACACGGTTGATGCCAGGGTCCCGATCAGCACCCAGCAGTACATCAAGTATGGTGCGGCTTCCTGGTTGCTGAGTCTCGACCAGAGCGACACCACTTCTCTCCAGACCGCCAAGACCTATTTGGACACGTTCAACGCTCTGCTGGAGGGTTGATGATCACGAATTCGACCATCTACCAGAGCCCTTCAAGCCAGGACCCGTTCACCACCCTGGGGTCGGCGTTCCTCCCCCAGAGCATCTGGTACCAGACGGACAATGGATTCCTGTTTGTCAGAAACACCGCAAATACGGGGTGGACGCTGTGGACCGCCCCCACTGTGACGGTGAACACGGCGAACCTTGGGCTTCTTCCCAAGAGCGGTGGCTTCACTGGGGGAGCCATGTTCGGAGCCAACGGGGTGATGACTGCCGATGGCACTTCGCTCCCCTTTAGTTCGGTTCCCCAGATTACAAGTAAGAATTCCCTTGCCGCTACCTTGGCTGATTTGGCTAACTTCTATGCCGCTGTCCAAGCCCAGATATCTGCCGCCACAGTCGCTGCGCTGAGTGCGATCTATGTCCCCACTCTCCATAAGAGCATGTCATTCTCTATCGTCCAAAGTGTCGGGAGCAACTCTTCTTCTATCATCCCCGTGACAGCACCGATCTCAGGGCTGACCTACAGCGATGGTTCGGTGGTGAACCTGTTTGACATCTACGGGTTCGCTACTCCCCCCTTCCTTGGGGTGGGGGCCGCTATCGTGTCCCCATATGACAACGGGAATTGGGCGGTGGATACGGTCCATGGGTCGGTTTGGGATGCCTACTACAGGGCCGCCGGAACCTACCAAATTTATAATCAGTCTCTGACATGGTTTATCTGGGCCATTAAGGCTACCGCTTAACAGGAGTCCCGATGAGCATCACCAACGGAGCAATTTGGACCTCCCCCAGTTCTCAGGACCCTTCCGGTCAAGGCGGGTTCACTGGGGCCGGGAACATCTGGGCGCAGAACGACACCGGCAACTGGTATGTGCGGAACATGGCAAACACAGCATGGACCTTATTGGGTTCAGGGGACCAGCAGTCTTTCGGGTTGATGCCCCTGTCTGGAGGGGCCATGTCGGGTGCCCTCACGGGGTCCACAGGGTTGATGACCGCAGATGGATCGACTCCCTTCGCGGTCCCCCCGACCGTCACCAGCAAGAGTAGCGTCATCGCGTCCATGGCTGATCTAACGGCATTACAGAACAATATTGTGACCTTGATCAACCAGACGGTCGCCCAGTCACTTTCGTCACTCCCGTCTTTCGGGATACGGAGCAACATGGCTTTCTCCTACGGGACAGTCACCAGCACCCAGGTAACATCAACCCCTGTCATCCTGAACCTCCCCTACTCAGGGATGACTTACCCAGACGGGACAGCCGTTGCCCTGGCCGACTGCTTCGGGTTCGCCTCCATCCAGAACGTCATGACTGGGACCAGTGCCTCTGCCTACCAGACTGCCCTTATTCCCCAGGGAACCACTACAAATAATTTCTACAATGGGATGCAGTGGGTCTGTTTCAATTTCATCTCCCCAAGCACCTATTCGGGTGGAACCTTGAATTACCTGATCATTGCCATCAAGCCGAATGCC